ATTAGCTCCACTACTCACCGTAGTACAAGTAAACATCTCACCGCTTGTTGTATTTACAATTACATCTCCAAGTGTAGGAGTAGCTGGATTAGAAACAGTTGGGTCAGAGGATTGTTTTGTTATTTCAGAAGGTAAATTAGTTAAAGATGCTCCGCTAATAGCTGGTAATGGGTCTGGTAAGCTTGCGCCTGCTACCGTACCAGTTAGTTTAGTCGCATCTAAACTTGTTATCTTTGCACTCGTAATAGAGCCAGCTAAATCATCGTTGGTAATTGTGCCGTCAACAATGTCTGCCGATGTGAGTGGTACTTTACTTGGTTGTTTGCCTAAATAACCCATTCAAATCTCCTTACGAACTAATTGCATCAACGCAAGATACCCACGCATCAACAAAATCAACAGTGCTACTAATTTTTAATACATCATTATTCTCTAATACCATCTTAGCCCCACCATCAATAAATTCTATTGAACTTCCTGCCGGGATTGGAACAGCCTTGGCAATATAAAAATCATTAGAGCCATCATTAATATATACACTGACATTTGTAGAACTGCTTGCGTGAACATTAGCAACCCTGATACCGATAATGGTGTCGTAAGAGTTAGCTGTTAGTATTGTTCTCACACCACCAGTAACACCTATGTTACGTTCTTTATATCTCCTAAAATCCTGTGCCATTATTATCTCCTATAGTGCAATTGACATCGCAATGCTGAATCCTGCGGATACACCTGCAACAGGAGTATCTATTGTTACAGTATCTGTGCCAGCGTTTGTAGTTATTGTAGTTCCACCTGTTCCTGCAAAATTTAAAGTAGCGGCTGTATTGTCCGCAACAATATCAGTTTGTCCACTAACGGCAACCGTACCAAATACATTGTTAGCTGATGTTGGCGATACATCCTGCCATGTTGATCCGTTGTAAACCCTAGTTTTATTTGTTGAGGTATTGAATACCATATCTCCAGTATCCAATGATGAAACAGGATCAGAAGAAGCAATACGATAAACATTAGCAAAATTATTTACATCGGCAATATTTGTAGCAGTTGTAGTTACACTGGCAACATTGTTAGCCACAGTTTCCATATCATCAGCCACGCCTGTTGCACCTAAGACTGCCATATCAGCAACTATATCCGCATCGCCTAAGATTGCCATATCAGCAACCGCTGCTGATGTACCAAGTAATCCTACTTCTGTTGCCTTCCCTGCCACAGCACCTATATCAGAAGCATCCGCAGCGACTGCCGTTACATCACTTGAAATCCCTGCTACCGTAGTTACGTTAGCTGATATACCTGCTACCGTAGTCGTGTTAGCAGATATTCCAGCAACAGTTGTTACGTTGCCAGATATTCCTGCAACCGTAGTTACATTAGCGGCTACACCTGCAACTGTAGTTACGTTGCTTGATATTCCTGCAACCGTATTTACATTAGCAATATTGGTTGCGACTATATTAGTGTCACCCTCTTTCGCAATGATCTTGTGGTAATTATAAGTATTCAGAGTGACTGTAGAAATAACATGCATACCAAGAGAATCTGCAATCGTTGTACTCTGGTATGTAGCAGGGATACCGTTAATAGTAACAGTCGAAGCACCTAATGTACGTCCTGTAGTAGATACCCCAGAACCATTCACTACCAATCCACCTGCATTAGCTATGGATACTACCGTGCCTGCTCCATCATCTGGATCAGGGTTAGCATTAGGGAATGATTGGTCATCAGCAATTGCATGGAAACCACCAACATCATTAACAAGTGAAACAATATCATCCCTTACCGCCTTCGATGTCGGGATAGCTTCATCGGTACTAGATAATGTAGTCTCAAGAGTTACCTCTTCCCAATCACCAGAACCAGTAGCCACCCTACCCATAACTTTATTAGTTGCCGTAGCATCTACAATCTTGGCTAAAGTAACATCACCATCCAATATCTTTGCTGTAACAATTTGGTCATCGCCTATATGTGCAGAATCAATACTTCCATCAACATAGTTATCTGAGTCCACAGAATCTGCAGCAAGGTGAGCATTGTCTATTGATCCATCAACATAATTATCTGAGTCCACAGAATCTGCAGCTAAGTGTACGTTATCAATACTTCCGTCAACATAGTTATCAGAATCTACAGAATCAGCAGCAAGGTGGGCGTTATCTATTGATCCATCAACATAATTATCTGAGTCAATAACATCATTCGCTATTGTTAACACACCAGTATTAGAAAGTGTGGCATCCCCTGACATAGCTACGTTATCGAAGTCAGTACCATCAGCTACAAGCATATGTGTATCCGTAGCAGCAATAGTCGCATCAACAGGCAAATGAGTGAACGCATCTAACGTATCAAGGCGAACATCCTGTGCGTTTGATTCAGTTAAAATCTGGTCTAATTCGTCATCTATACCTTCTGCTGAAATAGGGACAGGAGGGACTGCATCCCTGTCTGCCGTAAAATCTCTTAACCTAGATAATGTACCCATAACTTCTCCTAATCGTTAGCCCTGAAACCTGCATTGGCATACTTGACACCGTAAAATGAAATACTCAAATCAGCTTTATGGTTTGCTGAAAATTTAAACCTGATAGACCTACCCATGCCAATCATTGGTATCAATACCTTGTTCACATCAGGAAAATCCCAGTAAGAGCCATCCCAATCCGATGTCCCCCATTTAGCAGGAGTAGATTGCAAATAAAATGTTTTGTAAGATTGTGTCTCAAAGTCAAAAAATACATCAAGGTTGAACAATCCCCCAGAACCTGATCCTTTAAACTGAAAATACTTAAATAATTTTTTAATACTTATGTTATCAAACCATAACCAAGGAGTTTCCCATTCCCAGCTTACACTTGTATTATTATCACCATCACCGTATACATTCCCACCTGACGCTGTTTCATACTCCCTAGATACACGACCATTCGGGCCTGCACTTAATATGTCATTATCTGGAGTACGAACAGACTGGAATATTTTTACATCCCTGTCCTCCATCCATGCCTTAATTTCATAATCAAAAATAAAACGCTTTGATAGAGATGGCACGTTTATCCAGAACTCATTCTCTGCCTTGTGGTTGACAACATTAACTTCATCAGGGTCAGCAACAGCTTTTAATAATGGATTAATTCTATCCCTTATGTTGTCACTCAACTTACGAGTCTTCAAACCCTGAACAATCAATTCCATCTTGACGGAATTTAACCCTTCTCTTTCAACAATGTAATTATCAAGCCCTACTTCGTCCATCCCCCTGTGGCTCATTACCCCTGTATTAAATATCTGCTTGTCAATTGCTATATCGTTAAACGTAGCAGGGACGCTGTAAGTAACAATATGATTCTGTAAACCAATGATTAAAGAACTTGTCTGCCCTAATCTTGCTAAACCAGTAATAGTATCACCACGAGCCAATACAGCAGAAAGATCAATATTCACATAATCAGAAGGAGTAGACCAATCATCTTCGTTGTCAACAGCAGAACCAGAAAACCTCGTGCTTTCCTCCGCAACTCCAGAAACCCAAACCCGGTTGTTTAAGGCATAGACATATTTACCCTTCGGTGGGTTGTCCGCAAGATCAACCGCATACCAACCAGTATGTGCTGTCGGAGGTGCAGCCCCATCATTTAAAGATACCGCTTCCGTATAGTTAACCCCTATTGCTAGAGGTGTAGCTGTTTGCAATTTAAGAGAACCAGAAACAGTATGATGATAAACATTATAATGAGTAGCCCCCGGTAAAGTAACAGGACTTGTTACTGTTAAGACATGACCATACGAACCTGTATGAGAAGTAGGCGGTGCAGCTCCATCATTCAAACTTCCAGTTGTTTCAGTATAATCAGTACCTATTACTATTGGGCTTACATTCTGTAACTTTAAAGCACCTGACGCTGTATGATGATACACATTATAATGAGTAGCCCCTGTACTAGCCGCTGGGGATGTAACAGTTAACACATCATTCCCAGCAATAGCTTGTGTTTTTTCGCCACCACTAAAAGCAACAGTTGGTGCTGAAGTATACCCAGAACCACCAGACCCGATAGTAACAGAAGTTACCTGACCACCTGTAAGAACTGCTGTACCTGTGGCACTAGACCCACCGCCACCACTAAAAGTAACAGTAGGAGCAGTTGAATAACTATCACCACTTGCTGTAATGGTAACGGAAGTCACAGCATCCCCTGTAATAACTGCTGTGCCAGCGGCACCAAAAGCAGTAGGAGTGCTTTCACCGTTGCCAGTAATATATGTTGTAGATACATAATAGGTTCTTGATAATTTTGATCCATCAGTTGTGACACCAGTTGTCGGGGTAGCAGGTATTGGCACATAACTAATACCAATAGCTTGGGTTGCTTCCTGACTCGCCACCGATTCCCCATATGCAGTTACATAGGTAACTGCTACATAATAAGTTCTCGCAGCTTTTATCCCTGAAGCTGAAGTGCCAGTAGTAGGAGTAAACGGTTTAGGGGTGTACCCATACTTAAACGGATTGTCCGTACCGTTTGACAAAATCATCTTGTTGTTGAACATCGTCCAGTTCAACTTCTTGTTTAATGTCAGCCCAGCCTTTACAACAGTATCAAAAGCACCTGTTGACGGAGTGTATCTAAGTAATCGTGTGTCAGCCTGTGCTAGAATTTCATATGAATCTGGGTAGTTACCATCGTAAACCATCAACCCTGTTACATCTGGCCCCGCACGAAACAAATCGAATATAATATCCTGTGCGTCCTGCACCCAACCAGAATCTGCCGTGTTTGATTTGAATGCATTACTACCATGAGTAGGAGAAGAACTGTCAGTACCCACTATGATATAGTTGCCTGAATTGCCACCCCTGTAATCAAGAACAAAACATACATCACCTGCGGAAACCGCATAAGGTTCTTCAAATGTAAACTCAACAAAAGCAAAAGAAGTTGTCAGGTCAGCCGAATCAAGTTCCAAGGAAGTTTTTAATATCTCACCAGTTGGTACACCAGTAGAACCGACAGTACCTGTACTCGCATATATCTTCGCCCTCATAAGCCCTGTTGGTGAGCCAGACTTTTTTAACCAAAATTTAACGCTCTGGATAGACTCGTCAGAAGACAAGGTTACGGCAAAGCCAACATCCTCGTTGTTAGACGAATACATGCTGACCGTACCGCTTTGGTTACTAGAAGCATAAGTATCAACGCTGTTTCCTGCAGCATGATGGATGGCGACATCATTGAAGAAGACTCGTCCCCTTCTCTTCGATACTTCGCCATTTAATGCAACCCGGCTATTTTGTAGTTCAGTGGCATAGTTGGGGGATATGTTTCCTTCACCAACTGCGACATCGAACAGCCCCTTGTTATTCGATTCAAATATTTTTTGTCTTAGTGCCATTATCTAGCCAAAGAATAATTACGTCTGGTTAATGGTCTGAATCTTACAGCACCCCTGTTC